ACACCACGAACCCCCAGAGTGTAGTCTAGGCGCTTCTTCAGTTCTTCATAGGACTTGAAGTTCTTTGCGTCACTGAACTCATTGAGATCGTTCAGGTTCTTGTAGATGCGTTCCAGTTTGTCATCATCATCCGAAAGTGCAGAAGGACGATCAAACTCAGACTTATCATAGTTCCAGTAACCTTCGACCTTACGGATCTTCAGTTTGAAGTTAGCACCAGCCCAGAAGTCGAAAGGATTAATAGCTTCCTCATCTGCAAACTGTGGTTGCATCGCTTCGGTAATCTTGTCAAAGATTTTCTTACCGAATTTATAAAGGAATACACGACCTTCGTTCTCAGGGTGTGCAGGATCACTCACCACATAGATGTTGGCGTAATAAGAGAGTTTGCGTTTTTGTTTCCGAGCAATCTCCTTATCACGATCAGATCCAGAGTTCCACAGAACACGATTGTGTTCAGACACAGGATCTTTTTGTCCCAGAGTTGTCAGAGAGTTTTCGATGTACCAACCACCAGGACCTTGGAAAGCATGACTCCATACTTGGGCCCAAGGAAGTTCACATCCTTCGGGTGCGGGGAGGAATCGGATAACTGCATAACCATTTCCGGCTTTGTCTACTTCAGGTTTCCAGAAACGTTCATCAGATCCACCTTCTCCACTATTCAGTTTTTCAACTTGTTTGATCAGTTTTTCAGTCAGCGAACCAGCGCGGGACTGTTTCTTGAGATCAGCAAAAGACATTTGTATTCTCCGTATTGAGTGTATTTGGCCTTTGGGACGACTTTAGTTTACCGCAGTGAACTGGGGATGTCAAGCCCCATCTAGAATTATTTTTTCTTGGTTGGTTTCGTTTGAGGTTCATTACGAACGTAAACTTTTTGTTTACCAAACTGTTGTGCAGTAATATTTGGTTTTCCAACCACATCTCTTGCAGTCGAAAGAGAAAGATCATAACTAGTTTTCTTATTGTAATCTCCTGCAGGCCCAAAATTTCCAGTGTCTTGGACAGAAGTTTTTGCAACGGGTGTAACTCCAGGAGCTCTAGTCATGTGAAGTTTAGTTCCAAATGGTGTAGATGGTTTGGAACTAGTTTTAGATGCATAAGGAACTGCAACTAATTTTTGTTTGTCATCAAACTTATGTCCACTAGCGGTTAGTGATCCAGGAGTATCTGCCTTACTATATGAACTTACATTCACTGGTTTCCATCCATATCTCTTTTGTTCATCACCAGTATGAGCTCTTTGAGTAAATTTTCCTGTTGATTTATCAAGTACTCCTGGTTGATAGTTTTTATAAGCAAGAACTTGTTTATTTGGTTTGGGTTTTGGTTTTTGACCAAATCCAAATAGTTCTTGTACTTGATAAGCTTCTGTGCAGAATTGTTTGAAAGTCTTCATTAGTCTTTAGGCATTTCTTCTGGATTTTCTAGAGCCACCTCGAAAAGAAGTGGATGACATAGTTCATCAATCAGATAATTAGACCACCTATACATATCTTCAGATGTGTATGAATAATTATCTTCAGCTTCCATTTGAATATAAGGATCTTGTTGCATAATTAAAGGAATATCATCAAATGTAAAAGGAATTCCATTGATGAAATACATGTCTACAATCTCACCATTGTGATAACAATATGCGGAGGTGATTTTGTAGTGGTAGGACATGTTATTCTATTTCTGCAATTTTATCTAGTCTTTCTAGAGTATTTTCCATTTCAGAAAATAACTCATTGACATTATTACCATTAAACCCAAGAAACTCTGCAGCTTCTTCAATTCTTTGTTTCATTTCTAGTGCTTCTGGGTCATCAGAAAGTGAGAGACGAAAGTATAAATTCTTCTGTTTCTCTAGAAAAGTTCTCATCAGTTCTACATGTTCCTTCTTTTCTTCCCTATTCATCATGGGAGCTTTAAAGGTTTCTCTAATAATACGTTGTTGAAGTTCTTCCATCTCTTTGATGGATTCTCTTACAATTTCGGATTGAAAAAATCCACTCACAATACAATCTCCTTTAGTGTCTGTGTGTACTTTTCCTTATCAATATTTAGGAAAGACTTGTATTTTTTTATACGCAAACTGACGGATTCCCACACAGGATCTAGTAGTTTTTTATCAAATTTTTTAGAAAAATTTAGGATTATATCCATTATAACGAAAGTTTCTATGGATATTGCGTTTTGTAGATATTTTTTAAGAATATCTGGGTGAGATGAACCTTTAATCTCAAATAATGAATCAAAAGAATCTTTATGTAGAAACACTTCAGCCTCAGTTTTGAAGAGATAAGAAAGACTTTGTGATCTTTTTAACCAGTTGGTGTAATTTTTTTCACCTGACTCAATAATTTCACCGATCCAGAGTTTAGAAGGATCATCACATTCTACAAAATTAGCCAAGAAGTATTGACGGATCTCGTCATCAGATTTCTGACGAGACATACGTTCAAAGAAGTAACGATCTTTCCTTTTGTTAAAGGACTCTGTTGAAGCCCTGGACTTTCCGCAATATTGAAAATAATCGTAGTTTGGTTTAGTGAAATGATTCTTGAATGCCAGGTATGTTTTATATACCTCTATTGGCGTCATCAGAATACTAATTTAGCACGACTTGTTTTTTTAAGAAAATTAAGTTGGGTTGCTTCGTTTCTTAATTTTTCTTTTAGTGGTTTAGAAATTAACTTTGATATCGATTCAAATTCAATTCCATTTTCTTCACAATAGGTTACAATAGCCTCTATGTAATTAATTTTAGATGTCATTACAAGATACTCGATATCCTGTGCAAACTTTGACTGACAAAGAAACTTTTCTTTTATTAGTGAGTCTACTTGTTCAGTATTGTTATACATAGGTTTCTGTTTTGTGAGTGACGAACTCTCGGATGTATTTGGTAAGAAGTTTAATATAGTGATCCTTGTTTCTTTTTTCATAGACAAAACATTCTCCATTGTCAGCGACCATAATTGTAATCAATTTTTTAACTGGAATACCAGTCATTTCATAATACATGCAAGCATATGCTGTTTCCTGGACAAAATAATTTTCAATCCATTCTTCTGGTTTTATTTTCTTTGAAGTCTTGAAGTCAATAACTGCGAGCTCCCCTTCGTACTCTGCGATACAATCAACTCTGCCCGCAAGTCCGAAATAGTCACTATAGAGCGACTTTTCCAAAGCATGTATATTATTTATACGATCAAGATAAGGTTTTGCCGCAAGAAATAGAAACTTCGTTACAGGAAGAGGATTGTATTTGTCAATGTCTTCATTCAACAAATACTTTTCAACAATGTCATGAAATTTTGTTCCTCGATCTGTTGCAACCTTAGTGATCTTATTGGCTTCTTCTTCACCAACTTTCTTACGCCAATCAATGAATTTTTGTCTTCCGTAAAAACTAGTTACGGAAGTGATTGAAGGATATAATTTACCAGAAGGGACTCTGTAAAAACGAGTCCCTTCAATCATTTCTGCTTGTAAATCAACTTCTTCTTTTAAATAATCTAAATGAACGAACATTACATACCTAGAGCCAATTTAGTAACAATGTAGTTTTTGACTAGTCCAGAACGAACAATATCATCAACTCCAAATTCAACCATTGAGAAATCATATGTCATTGCACGAATAATTTTCATGAAATCAATAATTCCATTTCTTTCATTGGTTTTAATTAAGTCAGATTGAGTTGCGTCACCACAAAAAACAATCCTACTATTTTCACCAATACGAGTAATTATACTATCTAATTCATGGAAGTTCAAGTTTTGCATTTCATCTACAAGGACAATTGCATTATCAAGAGTAGTACCACGAATAAAACTTGTAGACCAGAATGAAATTGTTTCTTGAGCTTTCAGATTACCATAGAGCATTTCAAAGTCTGCATCTGATGGAAGTTCAAACATGTACTTACACATGTTCTTATAAGGAATTTGATAAAGACTAGACTTATCTTCATGGTCTCCTGGAAGGAAACCAATTTCACGAGTAGCAACAAGAGATCTTACAATGTAAACTTTTTCATAAGGAGTTCTTTCATCAAGAACGTCTCTAAGAGCAAGGTACAATCCTACAAATGTTTTACCAGTACCAGCAGCACCATAGGCAAAAACATTCTTTCCTTTTTTATATTCATCAAAGAATAATTTTTGATTGTCAGTTAGTGGAGAAATGTCCACCATCAAATCCGAATTAATGGGCTTTTTGCGCCTCATTTGTTTGGCACTCATTCCGACTCCAATGTTGCCAGTTGATGATTTTCTTGATCTTGCCATTTAGAGTTTTTTTACAGTAGAACCAGGTGCTTTTGAGGCTTTGTGGAGAACATCATTCCAGCCTGGATTTCTGGAGATCAGTTTATCTTTCCACTCACCGACTTCACCGACAGAAGCACATCCTTGAGACCAATCTTTGTCCCAATTAGGATTGTCCTTCCTCCATTGTTCATAGTCTTTCACAGACATTACGAGTTCTTGAGTTTCGCCAGTTTCAAGATTGATTACAGGATATGTGGGCATAAGATAATAATGACTATGAGTTTATTTATTGGGTTATTTTTCGAGCAATGTAGTTTTGATTATCTACTTGTTCTACATTCCATTTTACCACAGGATCAACATAAAAGTCATCTCCTTTATATCTTTTGTACTTTTTCATATTAAGTACAGTATGGTGAGATAATATTGCATAGTCGATATAAGAATCAACATCTCTAGATTTTTTCACCAAAAGACTTTCAAGATCTTCTTTAATTTGTTGATTGGTGTGATATGCCTCAAAATTTTCTATTCTCTTTTTATTGTCATGTGAAAGAGTAAAAGCTGTTTGATGTGTGTGTCGTATTTTTTTATGTTTTAATCCACATAAGAGAAGTCTATTTACAATTTCATCGTCTTCCCAAGCTACAAACTCTCCCATATTTTCATTATACCCACCAATTTTTTGGTAGTTTTTTCTAGTAACATATAAAGTTCCCCATAGAGGTCTATAACATGGATGTGGTGGATTATACATTCCACTTACAAAACATGTATCATCTACTTCATATTGTTTGAAAAAATTATAGTATGGATTCAAAATTGTATCCGAATCTAAGTTTAATATATTATCTCCTTTAGTCAAGCTAAATGCGAGATTTAATGACTGAGTTTTGTTAAAGTATTTTTGATCTGGAACATAAACTCTTTTTATTTTCTCACTAATCTTCAAGAGATGATCTGAAGACTTATCAGAACTCCAGTCTACGAATACAATTTCATCAATTTCATCAAATAAAACCCAAGAATTTATGGATACACTAAGAGGATCTACCCTATTCATGCAAGCAGAAATTACCGACACACTCATTTTTAACTTTTAGATATTTGTAGGCTCAATTTTCTTTAAAATCTGTTCGACATCATGTAGTTCTTCTTCTACATTTTCTACTTCTTCAGAGTTATCTTGAACTTCTTCTTCATCATCACACTGAATCTCTTCCATAAGTCTTTCCAACTCAGAAAAAGTTTCTTCCTCTAAATTTTGAAGTTCATGAAGTTTTTCTTTTTCAAAAGCAACATCAACTTCTAATTCGATTTTGTTATTCAGTTCTTCCAACTCTTCTGGTTTATAAAGTTCTTTTTTCTTAGCTAAAAAGACACCAGGGAGAACTTCTTTAGTTTTCCAGTCAAATAATTTATATCGATAATAGCCTTTCCTATCATCTATATGTCTTTTAACGTTTGGATTATTAATAAAGTTTTTAACTCCAAACTCATGCATGTTTTTCTCTTTATGTTCTCTAGCCAAATGAGAATATTTTACTAATTGAACAGATGGATCTAACAAACCTAACATACCTTGAGGATGTTCTTTACCAGTAGTTTCTTGATAGATCTCAAATGCATTCTCATCAAATTTTTCTGAAGACTCTTCATATCCTTCAAAATTTTCTACCCTAACCCTATCTGGATGTGGAATATGGATAGCAGAAAGAACTTTTAAATGAATTGGTAACGCTTCCAATCCAAAGGTTCTTAGGCGCATTACTAATTCATCATCTTCAACAGCATAATATTTACCCATCTTTTCATTAAATCCATTTACGTTAATAAAGTCTTCTTTTCTAACATAAAGAATTCCCCAAAGAGGATGCACACAAGGATCATCAACTTTATCATTAATTCCAGTATAAAAAATACCTTTTCGACCGAAACTATGGATATTAAAAAAATTATAATAAGGATTTAGGATATGATCACAATCTAATTTGAGTATATTTTCTTGTGTTGCAAATCTAGCTGCGAGATTTAATGGTTGCGATTGATTGAAATATTCTTCATTATTAACTCTAATGACTTTGATTCTAGAACTCAAAGAAGCTAAATGATGAATAGGTTGATCAGAACTCCAATCAACAATAATAATTTCTTTTACTTCGTCAAATAACAACCAAGAACTCAAAGAAATTTTAAGAGCATTCAACCTATTTTTACAGGCACATATAATAGATACAGACATTTTATTGGCTCAACTCCATAATTGAATAATCTAAACTATGAATTTCTTCTGGATTTATTTCCTTTTTAACCATGTTTCCATCTTCATTATATTCTACAATCCACTTATCTTTATTTGAATTGTCTACAATTGTGCATGTTGTCCAACCATTGTCTTTGGATAGGGCTTGTGTTTGATAGTACATGATTATACCTCCTATAGGGGCAATTTTATATAGTTACCATTCCAGTGCTTCAGCCACTGAAGGGAACTGTTCTTTAAAGACTTCTTTGCAAGCCAAGGCAATATCCATGTGTTCTTTTTGAGTTCCATTTTCAGAACGCAGATTGATATAATGAATCCAACTACGGCAAGAGCCAGACATGTAGATACGTGTAGGTGTAGCCAAGGGAAGAACAAAACGAGCACACTCCTTTGCAACACCATGAGAAAGAAGTTGTTTATAAAGTTGCATTGATTGTGCGAAGTGTTCTTGAATCTTACTTTGAAGAGTCAGTTTCTCATAGTCTGGAATATCATCAATTGAGTTCTGACGATTCTTGGTATCTTGACGACGAAGATCTGGAACAGGAATATAGTCACTCAACAAAGAAGAATCTGCATAACGTTGTGAAAATTCTTGATATGTAAACGAACGGTGTCGAAGGATTTGGGCTGCGATACCACGATTCGTTTCAATTTCAAGAGTCATAAAAGACTGTTCAAAAACAGACCAATGATTATGCTTAATACAATAAGCAAGCAACTTGGCATAGTTTTCGTTGTCTTGATTCGCAGGATTACTAACTCGTGCAACATACGCCATTGTTTTTTCTGCATCAGGCGTTACCGAAATAAGTTTTACAGTCATTTCAATTCCTCAATCTGGGTATCCATCGTCGTCAAAAACCTCATCATAATCACTGATATGATTCAGGTTTTCTTTTGGTTGTTTGTAAGAATCTGGATCCGAATAAACTTCAGATTTAAGTGCATCTACAAGTGATTCCAAATTTCTTACGATTAATTTTAGTCTTTCTTTATCCATGGAATAATAGTTCTCTCATCCATTTTACCATAAAAAAAGGAGGGGATCAACCCTCCTCAATAATTTACTTATAAATCCATTGAATATACAAGGATAACATTATCGTAGTTAAAGCAATTGCAGCAGTAGACGATATGATGATTTGTGCCATCATTTTGCCCCTACTAATTGTGCAAGTTGAGCTTGATAACGACGATCTTGTTTTTGTTTTTGTTCTTTAATGAGTTGTAGGAAGTTAAGTTTTTTCACTTCTGCACCTCCATGTTTTTGCATGGACGATACGCTACTCCACGATATGTATTTTGTGGATGAGCAGGAGCGTGTGTTTTGTTATACCAAGACACATACTCTTTCTTTGCATCTTCAGTGTCGTACTGACACCCTCTATAAACGACTTTAGACATTAGGGTTCTCCTTAATTTTGAGGCTAAAGAGCGTTCCTTCAGTCGGCTTTTGCGTCTATAAAGCAACCTTTTTTAGTTACTTGTTTAACCTCCCAAACTATATCATTTCTTTGTTGAGCGTCCAATTTTGGATGGGTAATTACCCTCCCAATAATAAAATTGGCCTGAAGACAAGTTAAAAGGAATGCTTCCATAGATGAACGATCCGTTCCGAGTCGGCTTACTTCCGTCCTATTCAGTTTTAGCACTTATTGACAACATCCTTTCGGAGTTCTAATAGCAATCGGTCTTCTACTCTTTGAATAACTACATCGTCGTTTTTAACGATGTCCATTAGTTCCCACGCTGCGTCACAACTTATACTCACAGGAAATGACTTTGGTTGTGGCGTAGAAACAGAAAGAAGTGGAACCCATGCCAAAAGCAAAAGTGCCTTAGTCATAGGATGAACGTTAGAGGATTATTATACCTCTATTCATACTATCTATGCAAGTTATTTTGTATTATTTGTTACAATTAATCTCTTTGTCTCCAATCATCTGGTTTATCACCAGAAAAGAAGTCGATTATATCATCTACACTATTGAATCCTGTTCTATGATTTGAAGGATCTGGATCACCTAAATCTAGTTGATTCATAAAGTCATCCATATCACCTTCTTGCATATTGGGATTAGCAGCACGTCGTCTTGCTTGTCTTAAAATTGTTGCTGCACTTCTGTTAGACTTAGATAATTTTTCTGCCCATATCATATCACTTAGCTCTACAGATTCACCTTTTGCAATTCGTTCACAGATTGCTTCTAGGCGAAGACGGTATTGAGTAGAGAGCATATACTTCTCCAGATATAGTGTATTTAGTTAACGCTCAATATAACTTAGTGTGTGATTTGTTGCATTTAGTTGTGCAATTATTATATCACATCCTATTTTTGGATTACAATCTCCACATGTATAAACATCACATGCGGCTTTACCATCTTCCGGCCAAGTATGAATACTTATATGACTCTCAGATAATAAACAGAGTACAGTTACTCCTTGTGGATCAAATTTTTTAAAGATAGTTTGACATACAGTTGCTCCACTTGCAGCTGCTGCATTTTCTAAGAGATCCATAAGAAAATGCTCATCGTTCAAGTGAGCGAATGAGCATCCAAACAAGTTAAGAAGATAGTGCTTTCCCATTTAAGTAGGATTGTCCTCCTGATCCTTTAGTAAACGACTTACGATTTGTTCTCTTCCGTCCATCATGGCTACAGTGTAAATAGAAGATCGCATATACCTTTTAATTTTTTTATACTGTTTTTTCACTTCCTTGATTTGATCAAGGTTCATTTGAATATTTAAATCACCAGAAATTACTTTTTCTTTTTCTTCTCTGGTGGTTGATAGTTCCACATCTTTGGATTGATCGTTCCGTCCGTCCATTTAATACCTCTCACATCTCTGTACTTATCCCAATAATAATTAAAAATATCAACTTGTGATCCAGCTTGAACTACATCATACTGGACATCATCATCTATACCATAAGTAACTAGATATGAGTTCCTGGGCAGATCACGATTTTTTGCAAGAACGGGATCACAATTTCCATGAATAATATTCACTGACATATCAAGAACGATTCCCCCATGTAATATCAGGGTACGCCTCAGATACAAGTTCTTTGGTGATATTATATTTAGTTTGAAGTTTTTTATCTTTTACAAGACATAATACCTCAGCCTCTCCTGGGTGAAAAGATTCCAACATATTAATAAACATCGTTTCTTTACGAAGTTTATTCATACTATCATTTCCACCTTTCACAAAGTTATAAAATTTACTCCATTCTTTACGGATATTAGAACTTGGAGATTTATCAGCATTTTCATTTTGTTGAATAGGAACTTCTCCCTCTGGAAGGACTGAGGTTATTGACTCATCGAAGTTCCAAATCAAAAGAGATTTAATAAAGTTTTCATTATATTGTTGAAGGATATTAATTTTTTTATCCTTAGTTCTTTCGGCAACAACAGCCGAAAAAATTTCATGGACGTAAGAAGTTGGAGTCAATTCAATCTTCTCTACGGTTTTAGTAACCTTAGGAGTCGTTGTCTTTTTTGCGACAGGACTTTTAGTAGTTGTCGAAGACTTTTTACTAGTCGTCGTCTTCTTCGTAGTCGTCATAGCTATTTTCAAATCGTACTGCAATTATTTCGTCTGGAATGATATTCCCATTGTCGTCAAACATTTCTGGATGAGCGAATACTTGTTGAGGAGTTGAAAAAACAACATGTTCTTTCCATAACCAACCCACTATACCACCAATTATTAAGAACATGAAAGATACCATACAAAATATGGCAACTAATGGTGCTGTCATGGTTCTACCTCCGAGAGATTCCTTTCTTTTTTATGTCAAATGAAAATTCAAAATAGACGTGAATCTCTCTTCTAAGGAGAGAAACCATCTTACCAAAACTGAACTTAAAGGTTTTTGGTTGATCAGGTTTTTCCCTCCTTTTTCTTAACAATAATTCCACACCTCTATTTATGTACAACTCACGAGGCTTAGTCATAATTATAGAACTGAAAGTTCTTTTAGGTACTTGATAGTATCATTACAACCACCTAAAACTTTGTTGTCCATAACAACTTGTGGAAAGGTACTTCCTTCACCAAATTCTGAATAAAATTCTTCTTTAGTAAAGTGTTTGTCTAAAGTATAAACAACAAATTCTTTACCACAAAGTTCTAGAACTTGTTTAATTTTATAACAATAAGGACATTCAGGTTTAGAATATACAGTAAACTTCATTTTTTGTTGTTGATATTTTGTAATATTTAGAGTTCTATTTCATACTCATTTGTGTAATCATACACTCTATCTGCAATTAAGTCAATCTGTATTTGAATACCTTTTACGTCTTCTTCAATCACATTAATTTTTTTAAAGAGGAGATCAATTTTTTCTTCTAAAGTCATCACTCCTCCATTGGATGGCCTTTACGCCAAGTAGATGTGTTAGGAGGATCACACTTTGCATCCCAAGACCTAACAAGCAATTCTGTAAAGAGTTCCATTTTATCTGGATGGACTGAAGCCGGATTTTGATTGATTGCATTTTTAAGTGCTACCAACTCGTTCCATTCGGAATCTGTCAGAGAACCTGTTTGAAAATTGGAATGAGTCATAAACCTCCTCGTTTGTGTTTAAATTCTAACACAACGCCCATCAATATCTATGATAGTTAATAATGTTTTTATATTTGATTTACAAGCAGTAACAATTACATTCCAAAAGGGCCCCAACGACCCCTCTTACTATCATCATCTCCGTTCATCCTTTCTTCCAATTTATCAATTAATTTATCTGCAGAAATGAGATTATCAATATCCATAATCATATCTGCAATATGTTTACCGACGAAAGGTTTTTCTTGGCGAGCAGCATACGCAAGAGCATTACGCAAAGATTGTTCGGCTTCTTTTAAACTTGTTTCTACAGATTCACTTAGTGCCATTTAGTCTATCCTCACATTTAGTATAAAAGGTTCCATTTACATAACAAGACTTACCTGGTTCATAATATTTTATTACAGGTGTTTGTATCCTTGGATATTCTACCACATTTTTTACATGACAGAAAAGATTGTATCCACAAATAAGAGCTTCAATCATCAGCACTCATCCATTCCAAGTGATTTAGTAACTTTGCGAAGAGTATAAGAACCATTATTATTATCTACCCACTCAACTTGATCTCCTTCTTTAAGGTTTGCAGCTTCTAGAAGATCATCTGGAAAATTTACATAATAGTCATCCACACCATCAATTACTGATTGTTGAACGGGAAGTAACCACTTCTTTACTTTATCTTCCTTGATCAAAACTCGTTCAGTTTCTCCAGGATTGCGAGCATAAACTGTCTTCCCTCCATCTGGAGACTCATAAATTTTCCCACTGAAGGGGTTCAACCGACTTGGATCATTTCGGTCATAATCATAGTAATATTTGGAGTATTCTCCATCAAGTTTTGCTCGTTTATCGTAGTACTCAGCTTCTCTTAGATTATATTCACGACACTTTTCTTTTTCCTGATCCGATGATGCTTTGTCACACATCTCATTCAGTTCTTCTTCGGTATAACGAAGTGCTTCCATATCACTATGTCCCCATGGGGGCATACAGTCATCTTTACTTACACTACTTACCGTCGAACCTTTGTATTCTTCTGGATAATAATTCTCTTCCCAGAAAGAAGTCCAAGACTTTTTACATTCTTCAGATGAATCGTCCTTATCACAACTGAAAACTTTATTCAGATGAGTCTCATATTTGTTACTCTGACTATTACCATTTAGAAGAACAAGTAATTCATTACAACGATTTGCATTAATTGTGAAGTGATTATATTGTTCTTCAACGACACCTTTGATTACATCATAGATTTCCTGTGGGGTTGCTTCAGAAGAAGACAAAGAATCATACATCCAATTTTCAAGATTCTCAAGAGAATACTTCTTATAGTCAAAGTCCATCGGTCAAGTCCTTGATTGCTTGTTCCATAATAATCTTAATTTGATCATCTGTCAAGTCATTTAGCCAAGACCATCGTTCATCGTTTTTATCCCACTCAAAAGCAAAAGAGCCGTCATCATTTTGGATAATATTTAATCCACTGGGATGTATAGGAGTATTTTCAGTCATCTCTTTCTAAATCTAAAGTTACACAATGGAAACACCCACTTAAAGTTCTTGAGTGTCTCATAGGAAGCATGGCACAATCTATACCATATTTTTCTAACTCTTTTCTTGTTGGTTCTTGATGTTCTTCTAAAACAACGAGATTAGGATTGACACTAAAAAGATTCATGTTAATCCATGTTGAGGCATGATTATAACCTGGATAGTATCCAATGTCAACAGGTTCTGGGCACCAAATTACATCCCAATTTTTAAATGGTGCAGGAAGAACATCTTTACTCTTAATCCTTTCTGGATTAGCCAATAATAATCCCTCTCTTAGAAATGCAATTGTTGTGTCAATGTGCATATAACTATACACACCTTGAAGTAAATGAACTTGAATGTCTGGACCCAAAACTTGTTGAAGTTTATTCGCACCAGAAATGTTTCCACTATTAGAAACTAGATATAAAACATGATCATTAGCCCTAATAATATTGGCAGCATCAAAAGCAGGAGAGTGTTCAGTGAGTGCTAAAACATCTTTATTCCCTAGACATTCATCATTATACAATTTGTCATCATAGGTACAAGTTAATGGAACTAATCCATCAAAATGATGAGCGATTGAACCAAAATTATACCTCCTAGCCTTTAGGGGCATTGGAGTTGCAAAATAGTTATTTCCATGGATGAATATACAATCTCTGGGACAGAAATTATAATATCCTGTTGGTTCACTATGAGGTCTTACTACATCTACTCCCTCTTGTCTTAAGAAGTTTGCGAAGATTTCTAGATCTTCATTAGCTTCTTGTATAACTTGATCAGGATATAATCCTGACTTTACATCGGAAACATCTTCACGATCTGCATAGTTAATCAATCTCAGACTACGATCCATTTCAGGCACTCTTGCATAATCTGCAATACCCACAATAACCTTTTTTAATCTTCCCCACTCATTAGTACTATTGTTCATTTAATACTCCAGTTACTTGAATTGCATATCTATCTTTCATACTGAAATTATAAAATGCATGGATTTCATCATAGTTCCAGTAAAAACAATCACCAGCCTTCCAATCACAGTAACAAGTATCTTTCACTTGCAAAATTTGGCCTGGAGAATTATCTTCCAACATAACCATACATCTAATAACATTTTCAGATCCTATGTTATTAATTTCTAGATATTTACCAAAAAGATCTGTATGAAGAGGTAGATATTGTCCTGGTTTAAAATAATTTACTGCTGCGCCAACTTTATCTAAAAAATAAAATTGAGGAATGATATATTCCTCAACGCACTTTGGCATTGGATCTGGTTGTTGGTACTTGTATATAGATAATTTTTCCTCACTGTGACCAGAACTTAAATATTGGTTAACCAACTCTTCATCTTTATGTGTAGACAAAACGTAGTCTAGATTATAAAAATCTTTGATATTCCAATTAGGTTTTATATGATTTAACATTTAAACACAGACATGTCAGGTAAGTGTGGGTAATCTAGATAAGTCCATTTTTTAGGTTGTTTATCACGAACTTCATTAAACCTAAAAGAACCCAAGATAGCTGTCTCTGGAGTCATATAATAATGATAACCTACGGTATCAATGTCTTGTTTAGCCCAAGGCTTAGAAACATCTCTACCATCGTAAGACATTTTCTTTAGTATATCATAGTCATTTTTGTTTTGCAACAGAATCATTCCACCCCTACCAACACTAAGATGTTTTTTATACTGGAAACTAAGGCACATGTAGGTGTCAGGAATATAACTATTTTCTTTCCATAGTACAGCAGCGTCAATAATATTTGAATTGCCTAGTTGATAATAATCTTCCCAGTCTTCATTTCTCCATGTCCAATTCAATTCCAATTTCATTAAAGTCATTGGAATAGAAACATAAGTGTTAGTTGGAATAGTCAAATTATTGCATGAAGTATGTCTAAGACATAATTCTATTGCATGTGTACATGAGTCTACAGCTACAGCATATGGGGCTGAGAAATATTCTGCGACTTTGTTTTCAAACTCATTTACTTTTTCAAACATACTTATCAATGTCGGGTTCTCTAGGTGTTATAACTCTATCATTTGGTTTTCCATACATGAAAAACTCTTCTAATGTATAATCATCTCTCAGAACGGTCCACCATTTCTTATAAGCCTTCCTAGCAAGAACTAAATCAGGTCTATCAGATCTTACATAATTTACCGAATAACTACCAATATCTGGATTTACACTTATCAAAGGCATTGAATAAGTTCTTCCACTATGTATTAGGAAATAATCTATAGTTACATTAGGTATATCTAGTCCTATCGACCATTTCCAATTTGAAATTTTATGAGCAAGATTATACTTTTCATCTACACAAAAAAGTCTTATTAATTTTTCTGCGTAACTTCTTCTTATCAATGCAGCTCCACTATCATGTCCAGACAATATTGGATGTAGATAACATGGAATAATTTTTTCATTTTCAAAACCCAGTTGAATACAATCCCAATCGAAAGGAATGTTATTCATCAAGTATTCCCAATCAAAATGCCAATAATCAATATAACTTAAATCATAATCATCTTCCATTAAGATAACATATTCTTCAATTGTATTTTCCAACCAACTTTTGAGCATATCAATAGTGGAAAGAGCAGTAGCTACTTCTATTAAATGTTGTCTCCACCTTTTACATGTTGAAATATCATTCAGTATTACTTTACTTTTCCATTCATCAAAATTTTGAAGTTGATAACTAGAAGCAGAAAACCTTTTAAAGTTACTAATTTTATATTTTTCGTATTGTTCTTCAGTATATTGTTTTCTATCAGGTCTTTCGTCAAGATTTAAATAATAAATCGTTGGCAATCCTTTAAGTTTATCTTTTAAATTCATACTATAACTTTATTAATAGATCGTTTTTATTGACAGAATCTATAGACATTATATCACATATATTGTAGTTTGTACTCTTATTTTTCCACCAATCTAAAACAACTTCATCAGACTTTTTAGCTAGATGGTTTGGTTTATCCAAATAACCATCACTTATAAAATGAGAATTCGATATGAAGAGGGGTAGGGAATAAGTAACGCCTATTTGATATGGAACAAAATCACCAGATTGATAATGATACTTTGGCCATTTTTCACTTAATCCATAGTTTGTATAAAATTTAAAGAATCCATTGTCATAGTGCAATCTTATCATTTTCTCTGCATAAGATCTTGTTATCATAAAACAAGTTGCAGCATGATTGTTCTTAGTCCACTTCGATAAGAACATTGGAATATACCTCTCGCCTATGATATGAAATTGAATGCAATCCCAATTACAAGGAAGTTTGTTAAAGATATCTTTCCAATTAAAGTCCCAGTATTCTACCGTATCAAATGATAGATCATCCTCTATCATCATACAAACTTCAGATGTATTTGAGTTATACCAATCCACAATACTCTGTATCCTATTCAATAATACAGAAAGAAATTGCGGTTGAGTTAAAATATCATCCGCAATTATTTTTGACTTCCACTCAGAATAATTTTTTGGGTCATAACGTGAGGCAGAAATTCTAGTATAATTTTTAATATTATACTTTCTAAACTGATTTTCAATATACAGCTTTCTTTCTACTCTATGATCCAAATTCAAGTAATAAATTGGAGGAATATCTTTTAATTTCGATTCAGTCATTCAACAACCGGTACAGTCATTAGATGATCATATTTTTTACCGTATGTGAAAAAATCCTTTAGGGTAAAATCATCTCTATTGTTTTTCCACCAATTATAATAAAGATCTCTACAAATGAAATGATGTTTCTTTGGAATCTCATCTAGATTTGGGTTTTGTGTAATCAAAGGAATCTGATATGTCTTACCAACAAATCCAAAAAACTGATCTAATCCTAGACATCTATAAAAATATTCTGGACCATAGTTATGGATAAAGGAATATTTTCCCTTGATCGTGTGGATATCGATTAACTTTTGTGCAAAGTGTCGATTTATTAATACTGGTCCATAAAAACTATGGCTTGTTTTTGGGTGCAGAAAGAATGAAATATAATTATGAGATTCAAATCCCAATTGAATACAGTCCCAATCATATGGAAGATGAGTCATTAGATATTTCCAATCAAAATGCCAGTATTCTATTAGGTTCAGATCATAATCATCTTCAAACAAAATAAGATATTTT